AAGCAAATCCGACAATACCACCAATGAGGATGCTGTTTCCGAGAATTGCGCCCACATAATAGCAATTTCTTGCTCAACAGACCGGTCCATAGGTGCGTTTTGGGTCGACATTTCTCGTCTTCTTTGACGTGCAAGCTGTGCCTCTGTTCGTGCTGGTCGATGCTTTTTGCAATAATGGTTATTAAGTCGACGGGAATGCTCTTCAGTGTGGCGGGCATGTGTGTGTCGAAAAATCGCAAAGCAACCAGGTTCGGTACAATAGTGAGAGTGTTCGTATTGTTTTCCGTCGTTAGGCAAATCTCTATGTGAGTGATCTTGAACTTGCATGGAATTTGAATTTTCTGTTTCATCCGGTATGATGTAAAAAGGCTGCTCGGATTGAAACTCGGAACGCATGATGTCTGGCATGGAATCGCCATGGAGGATGTGTCGCGTCCATTTCTCTCTGATCTCAGGGTAGACATAAAAAGTTATGCCTGAACGAAGCTCCTGAGCAAGAGCTGGATTTGCAGATCCGATGTTATCGATCTGCTTGCGAACATCATGAACAATGCTGTTGTAAAACTGTTCATCTCCAAGTGCAGATTCCAAAACAGCTCCTCGCATGTTGGAGAGGATCTCTGTTCGGGACATTTTCGTGAAGTATTGAATGGTTCGAATAATCGAGCTCTTCTTGAGTTGCGGATAAACGACTCCATCAGGGCCTGGGAGAATGTTCCTGGACAGGAAGCTGACTGCGTCCGTTTTGCCGAGTTTATCGGCAGGGGTCAGGGTGTAGCCTCGTTCGGCCACGAACCGTCGCTTGCTCTCATAGGTGAGTCCGACTGTGTTTGTGCTGTCGTTATCATCACCATACGTGGTAGCGGTGTGGTTCTCTTCCATCTTTTCAAAGGCGGGAAGATCGACCTTATTCTCTGCTATCTGGCGTGCGAGAGAGTAGATCAGGTTGGTTTCGATAATGAAACAATCAACCATGACGGTTTCGAAGATGCCAGAAAGCACGCCAGAGTCATGCGAAACGAGCTCACTGTTGGAAGCCATGATGGATTCAGTTTCCCCAATGGCATGGGAGTGATACAGGCAACGAATGGCTTCCGGTTTGTGCTCATCACTGCGGACATTCTCGGCAATCTGATCATAGAATTCCAAGATGTCGGCACGTGAAGCGCTTTTGTCCAACTGTTTATAATCGGCACAGATGCGCTCTGGTTTATGGGTTCCGGGGATGAGACGAGTTCGTCTGTTTGCTAGGTCATTAAACTCTCTGTAGGGGTTGATTCCAACTTGGGAGTAAGCAATATGACGGTTCTTCATCATCTTACAGAACAGGTCACCCGTGAGACGTTTGCCATGAAGCACTCGTTCAGTGTCAACAGCCGCGGCCATACGAGCCTTTCCAATCTTGACATTCTCGATGGGGAGAATTTCCTTCTTAAGGAAAGCTTTGCCACAAGTGGTGACAACCTGGCCTCTGAGCCCACAAATAAACAACTTGTCGAAGGTCTCTCGGCAATAAGTGCCGGCCGGTGTGCTCCTAAAACGAAGCTTTGTTTGGAAGCCATCGGGACTGACATTCTCGAAGATGCCATCCTTCTGGATAACGTTAAACTTGTAGGCATAGATGGTGCCAGCAAGAGTGTCCAGG